AGTGTAGGGATTGTCGTGCCTGTTGGAGTCGTAAAGTTAAACAAGTAAGTTATAAGGAGCATTAATGAGAGAATATACATTTGTAAGAGGTAATGGAGATAAAAAAGTTATTGAAGCTAGAAGTTTAAAAAAAGCAATAATAAAATATGGTGGCAAACCTATTAATGAAGATAAGTTTGTACATATAAATTGGCAAAGTAAAAAAGGTAATTCATCTTATAAAATATTAGAAGTACCTTATGTCACAAGAAAAGAAAGAAAAGGTAAACTATGAGAATGATGGCATCTAAAAATAAAAGACCTATATTTGAAAATCATTATGAGTGGTGCAAAAAAGAAGGTAGAGATACCTCATGGTATGATGAATATATAAAGGGGGAATATGACATTCGTGTGGAAACATCCAAAGTATTACAAAGAAATGCGAAGAAACCATTTGACAAAAGATAAATTTTCTGATAAGGAGAAACACAATGAAAAAATACAAAATAAGAATACTAGCATACGGAGCAGAACTAAACGCAATAATACCATTTGAACAAAAGCCAACAATAGATCAACTTCACTCTAAGATAATAGAATATTTAAATCATAATTTATTTAAAATTGAGTATAATGTATTTGTTAAAGCTGAGCATTGGACTAGCACAAAAAAGAAAAGAGTTTTAAAGTATGATATATTTTATGAAGAAATAAAAAATGAATCACAGCCAGCAACTTAATGTAATAAAAAGTTTGTCTTTGTCTAAAGACATACAGACAAGAATGGATTGCCCATTCTGTAATAACAAGAATACATTAGCAATAGATACTACAGAAAATAAAATAAGTTGGTATTGTTTTCATTCATCATGTAATGCAAAAGGTAAACATCAAGGAGAAAAAGATATGCAATATGTACAAAAAGTTTTTCATGGTAATAAAACATTACACATAGAAGATACTGAATTTAATATACCAGATAGTTTTCAATCAATATATTCTAATGATAAAGCTATGCGTTGGTTAAGTAATAATAATTGTTGGGAGTCTTGGTCATGGGGTAGAGCAGATTTTAAATATGATGTACAGCAAGATAGAGTTGTGTTTTTAATAAAAAATAAACATTCACATAAAATAGTAGGTGCAGTAGGTAGAGCCTTAAATAAAAATGAGTTTCCTAAATGGTATATGTATGGTAATAAAGATATACCTTTTAAATGTGGTGAGTGTGAAGACTCTGTAATTGTAGAGGATTGCCCATCAGCTTGTGCAGTATCTAATATATTAACTGGTATTGCAATTATGGGTACAAAATTAAAAGATGTGCAAAAGAGTCACCTCAAACCATACAAAAATTTATATATATGTTTAGATAGAGATGCTACAACAAAAGCATATGACATGGCAAAAGATTTAAGATCCTCTGGATTTGATAATGTAATTGTAAAACCACTTGAAGATGATCTTAAATATTATAACACAGAACAGATAAGGAGGATGTTTTATGGACTTGAAGATGATGCAAGAGATTCTTGATAGTTGGAATAGTTGGAAGTATAATATAATAGATTGTAATACTTCTACTTGGAGTCAAAGAGATCAAAGCAAATTAGATAAGATAACAGCTATACTAGAAGAACAAGTAGCATGGCAGAAAGCAGCAGATAGAAGATGATAGAAAAACAAATGATTAGGCTTATGCTTAATAAAAAATTTTATACACAATATAAAGGTATGTTATCTCCCACTATATTTGGTGGTGATGTAAGTTCATTATATGAAACAATACAAAAAGCACATGAAAAATATGATGATGATATAAAAGTAGATGAGTTATATTCATTGCATACTGCTATATTTAATCCTGCATTAACTCGTGCTGCTAAAGAAAAGTTTAGTGAATTAGTAGAAGACATAAAAGAAATTCAAGAACCAAGTAAAGAAATAGCAAAAGATATTATGCGTGTTTTATCTGATAGAGATCTTGCACAAAGGATAGCAGTAGAATCTACAGAAATATTTAATGGTAAGGAAGCTAACTTTAATGAAATAGTAACCATGATAGATAAACATAAGCGTGGTATTGACGAAGAAAAAACACCTGCTATAACTCATGATATAAATGATGTGCTAACTTCTTTAGCAACAACATCAAGATGGAAGTTTAATATACCTGTGTTAAGAGACAATGTAGGTGGTATTGGTGGTGGTAATTTAATGATAGCATTTGCTAGACCAGAGACAGGTAAAACTGCATTCTGGGTTAGTTTATGTGCAGGACCAGATGGTTTCGCAGATCAAGGTGCAAAGATACATGCTTTTATAAATGAAGAACCTGCTGTTAGAACACAGATGAGAGCAATATCATGTTACACTGGTATGACTAGAGAGCAAGTCATTGGTGATTTAGATACAGCACAATCATATTGGGATAATATAAAAGATAATATATTTATGTTTGACACAGTTGATTGGTCAATGGACGACATAGATGCACATTGTGAGAAACATAAACCAGATATGATTGTAATAGATCAATTGGATAAAATAAATGTTACAGGCACATATGCAAGAACAGATGAAAAATTGAGACAGATATATACAAGTGTAAGAGAGATAGCAAAGAGAAGAAGTTGTGCAGTGATTGCAATATCTCAAGCATCTGCTGATGCACATAATAGAAATAGTATTTCATTTGATCAAATGGAAAACTCTAAAACAGGTAAGGCAGCTGAAGCTGATTTGATTATTGGTATAGGTAGAAATGCTAACACTGATTTAGAAAATAAAATAAGAACTTTATGTATAAGTAAAAATAAAATAAATGGTTATCATGGTGAACCCGTGTGTACCATTAGAAGGGCGATAAGTAGGTACGAAGTATGATAACAACAGTTGATGTAGAAACATCTTGGCAAGTAACAAGTACAGGTGGATATGATCCATCACCATTTCATCCAGATAATATATTAGTGAGTGTTGGAATAAATGATGAATATTATTTTACAAACCATAGTGAAAAAATAGATAAGGGTTGTTATCATAAGATACAATCTATATTAGATAAAACAACTTTACTAGTAGGTCACAATATTAAATTTGATTTAATGTGGTTATTAGAATCTGGATTTAAATATAATGGTAAAGTATATGATACTATGCTTGGTGAATATGTTTTAAATAGAGGTGTAAGAAAAAGTTTAACACTTGAGATGTCTTGTCGTAGAAGAAAAATAGGATCAAAAGATAATCGTATAAAAGAATTTACAGATAGGGGTATACCTTTTCAGAATATACCTGCTGATGTTGTTGAAGAGTATGGTAGAATAGATGTACAGATAACTAAAAAATTATTTGACTCACAGATGAGTGATCTAAAAATGGCTAAAAATAAGGGTTTATTGATGACTTTAAAGATGATGAATGAATTTTTAGTTGTGCTATCTGATATGGAAAGAAATGGAATCAATATTAATTTAGAAGAACTAAATAAGGTAGAAAAAGAATATCGTGCAGAGTTTGCATATTTAAAACAAAAGATAGATAAGATTGTTTATAAACAAATGGGAGATACTAAAATAAATTTATCTAGTCCAGAACAATTATCGTGGTTAATATATTCTATAAAACCCAAAGACAAAAAGGAATGGTGTAAAATATTTAACATTGGTATTGATAAAAGCACTGGTAAAAATAAAAGAAGACCAAATTATTCTAGACAACAGTTTAGAAATCTTGTTTCAGATAACACAGAAATTATTTACAAAACTATAGCAGAACAATGTATTGCTTGTCATGGTAAAGGTGTTATTAAAAAAATAAAAAAAGATGGAAGTCCTTTTAAAAATTATACTAAGTGTTCTGATTGTGATGGTGATGGTTATTTATACACAGAGATGGCTAAGTATGCTGGATTTAGACAAAGACCTAGAAGTGTATATGATGTAGCAGAGTCTGGATTTAGAACTGATAAATTAACTTTAACTAAAATTGCATCAGAAGCTGAGGGT